TTTTCAGCTGCATTGTCTGGGATCACAATACCGGAAGCAGTTACAGTATCTTTATCTTCAGGTTTTACTAAAATCCTATCACGGATTGGTCTATATGTCATAATTTTCTCCTTAATTAAGCAAGAATAAATGTGTACCCTAAGGCATTACACATTATTAGGCTGGGTCTTTAACTTCTTTAAATTCGGCATCTACTGTAGTAGCATTGCCGGATTCATCAGATGCTGCGGACTTTACCTGTTGAATAACCTGACTTGCTGTAAACAAGTTATTCAACTTTTCAGTAATGACTTCTTTGTCATCACTTGTCATAGCAGACTCTACATCTGCTATGGCTTGATTAATTGAGGTTTTTTGTTCCTCAGTTAATTTGTCTTCAACTTCTTTTAGATCGCCTTTAACAGAGTGGACTAATCCATCGGCTTGATTACGTGTCTCGATGATCTCTCTTTGTTTTTTATCTGACTCTGCATTTAGTTCGGCATCTTTAACCATTCGTTGAACTTCTTCATCACTCAGGCCGCTATTAGCTTTAATAGTGATTTTATTTTCTTTACCAGTATTTTTATCTTTAGCACTGACATGCATAATACCATTAGCATCTATATCTAAAGTAACTTCAATTTGTGGTTGACCTCTACGTGCTGGAGAGATGCCTTCTAAATTAAATTCGCCTAGTGATTTATTATAGGCAAACATTTCTCTTTCACCTTGAGCAACCTTAATAGTAACAGCAGGCTGATTGTCTTCAGCAGTAGAAAATACCTGACTGTGCTTTGTAGGAATCGTAGTATTCTTGTTAATAAGTTTAGTAAAGATACCACCCATTGTTTCGATACCAAGACTTAATGGTGTAACATCTAATAATAGAACATCTTTACGATCACCACCTAATACAGCACCTTGAACTGCTGCTCCTACTGCCACGGCTTCATCTGGATTAACATCTTTACGTGGTGCTTTACCGAATAGTTTTTCAACTTCTTCTTGTACTTTAGGCATGCGTGTCTGACCACCAACAAGAATAATCTCGTCGATATCACTAGCTGTAATACCAGCATCTTTAATTGCTTGGCGGCAAGGAGTAAGACTACGCTGAATTAAATCATCTACAAGACTTTCCAATTTAGCGCGAGTAATTTTTACATTTAAGTGTTTAGGTCCTGTAGCATCAGCAGTGATATAGGGCAAGTTAACATCTGTCTGTGTGCTATTTGACAATTCAATCTTTGTTTTTTCTGCTGCTTCTTTTAGACGCTGTAATGCCATAACGTCTTTACTTAAATCTACACCTGATTCTTTTTTGAACTCGGTAACAAGATAGTCGATAATTCTATTGTCAAAGTCTTCACCGCCTAATGATGTATCACCATTAGTGCTTAATACTTCAATTTGTTTGTCGCCATCGACATTAGCGATTTCGATAATACTGACATCAAATGTACCACCGCCTAAATCGTAAACAGCGACCTTGCGATCTGTTTTACTTTCCTTATCAACACCATATGCTAATGCTGCTGCAGTTGGCTCATTAATAATACGTAGAACTTCTAAGCCAGCAATCTTACCGGCGTCTTTGGTTGCTTGACGCTGACTATCGTTAAAGTAAGCAGGCACGGTAATAACTGCTTGAGTAACTTCACTACCTAAATAGTCCTCTGCGGTCTTTTTCATTTTGCGAAGAACTTCTGCTGAAATTTGCGGAGGTGCTAGTTCTTTGTCTAAGGCTTTGATCCACGCATCACCGTTACCGGCCTTAACAACTTCGTAAGGCATAAGATGATTTTGACTTTCTTCGAACTTGCGGCCAATAAAACGCTTGGCTGCGTAGATTGTATTTTTGGGATTTGTTACTGCTTGACGTTTAGCTGGAGCACCAACTAGTATTTCGTTTTCTGTGTATGCTACAATACTCGGTGTAGTGCGAGCACCTTCTGAATTTTCAATTACTTTTGCTGTGCCATTTTCTATTACTGCTACACAGCTATTTGTTGTACCTAAATCGATACCGATGATTTTGCTCATATTGTTCTCTCCTTAAATTAAGCAAGAATTGTTGGACTCTTGTCCTTTGTATAGCCCTTACGGCGCTGTACAATTTTATTTATTTCTGATTCGCAAAAGGCGAAATTAAATTTCCATTAAATTGTGTACTGCTGCGCAAACGCTGAAACACGTTCTGTACTCCAATAGTTTGGTTCCACGCATCTTCTAGTGCATGATGCTTGAGAACTGGAGGACGCTGGGGATCAATACCTATATCAAAAAGTGTACGGGTACAGCGTACTTCCCAGAACTTCCATGGGCAAGCCTTATTAAGTTTTCTAAAAATGTTTTCACAAATAACAGTATCAAAACTGGCACCATGACTCCAAACACGTTTAGCTCCCCAACAAAATTTGTACAGTTGATTAAATGCTTCTCTAATATGAACTCGCCCTTCTGGGCTAAATGCTTCATCTTGAGCTTCCTTACTTTGCTGCCCCCACCAGGCAATAGTGTCATCATTTACTTCTAACTTTAATTCATCGCAACTGTCTAGGTCTACTTTAATATATAACTTTTCGCAAGTTGGATTATCTATATCACTATTAAAAGGATCAAACTTCACAACACCAATAGTCAGGACTGCTGCGTTTGGTGAGGTGGCAAGTGTTTCTAAATCTATCATTATATCAGATAGCATATACTCTTTCTAAATATGTATTATAACTGAAAATTGTTCTTAGAACAACTTTTTTGGTAATTGTTCTTTTTCTAATTTTTTTAAGAAACGAGCTTTACCAGCTGCTTTTTTGCGTTTACGTGCTGTAGTCGGTTTTTCGTAATGTTCTTTTTTTTGAAGAGCCTTAAGTGCTCCGCCTTCTTCTACTTTATTTTTTAATTTTCTTAAAGCACGATTAATGTCTTCACCGTCCTTTACTACTACTATAGTTCCTTTATTATTCATCGTGATCCTCATTTTTATCATCGTCATCAGTACTGTTCAAAACTTCTTGTATCCAATCAAAATTAAAAATTCTATTTCTGCTTATAAGTTTATATGGAGTAATTTCATCAGTAGTGATGTAATGTGTATTTGATTGTGTTAGTAACAATGCTACGAATAATTTTGTTAGCTGGTCACAATTGTCTATGTCGATTATAACAAAGTCAACAATTTGAGCAACTCCTAATAACCAATCAATATCATTTTCATTATCATCGTAAACGTATACATTTACATCTTCTTTAAGATCAGTTAGCATATTTTGAAACTGAACTTTTACTTTAGTAGAAGGTTTTACTAAAAGATACGAAATATTTGAATTGTATAACTTATCGGGAGGAGTTATTAAATTAATTTTTCCAAGTGTCATACTTATAATTAGCTTTTTCTTTCCTGAATTCTTTTCCAGATGGATTCGGAATTTTGTTCACTGTTTTGAATATAAGTTACCTCTTCTTCTTTATCTGTTGATTCTTCTGTTTCATTATGTAGCTCTTTTTTTTTAGATTCGTCAAACAAATGACTAGAATCAATTGTTTCACCTTGAGGTAAATCTTTATCTGCTATATTACGTAATTGAGAAAATTGTTCTTCAGTTAAAGGACCATCATCAGCTTCGTAGTCGGGAGTTAGAACAGGTACTTCTACCTCTACTCTTTGTATTTCTGATTCTTCTTTTTCAGAATCAAATTTTTCTATAGTTTCCCAAGGTAAATGATCTATCAATCCTCTTTCATATAAATTACGCTGACGCTTGATTGTATCCTGGGGATTTAATAGTTTCCAATGACGTTTGGCATCTGTATCTTCTATTTCGTCTTGATTTTCGTCTATAACTCTGCTAGCCCACAACTCTTCATTTTCTAACACAGGCATACTATCAATAATATCCTGTTCTAATTTAGCATTGCCTTCTAATGGTCTATTCATCGGAAATGGATAGTATTCTACTTTTTCCTCTTCTTCGACATGTGATAGCTCAACTAAGTCACTAGCCATTTCTTCTTCAATGTCTTCGTCTTTGGGTATCTCTGATATTAGACGATTAGCTTCTTCGATATCAACTTGTTCGTCTTCAATGTCTTGTAATTTAGCAATCACTTTAAGACGTTTGAAGAATGCCTCTGTTTCGGGATCTATATTACCATATAAACCATCGACTACATCACATTCTTTATTAGGACAAAACTCACCGATACCTGGAGCATCCATAACTTCTGTGCCACACTTAGGACAATGTGTTAATTCTTCTTGGGGGTCTTGGGCAACCACCACAGGAATGGCTCCACTGCTATCTCCCACCACAGGTACGTTATCATGTACGGCATTAGTATTATCATCTTCTTCCTCTTTTTGTTTCCTAAAATATTGGAAACTGTATTGGCTGGCTAATAACAGTACAACGGCAAGAGGATCGAAAATTATAACGATTAAAATTATAACCCAACGTACAGCACGTTCTAAAACATTTTGATCTGGGTTGTCGCCATATAGTAAAGCTGCGATGTATTTAATCGGACCGACTTCAGCTTCTACTTTGCGCAGTTCGCTAGCAATCGGGGCACGTTCTTGATTAAGGGCAGCAATAGCTTTCTGAGATTTAGCTATCTCCGACTGTAAACTAGTACGTTCTTTGGCTTGATTACGACGAATTTGTACAGCACGTTCTGCTCCGCGATCTGTATCGGTACGACCCAACATTTGATCAACTTGAGCATCCATTTGTGATAGTGCTTTTTTAGCAGCATCGATATTGTCTCTCTCTGTTTTAATCTTCTCATCGATTAATGCAACTTGAGCAGCAACATCGCCCGTAGGCACAGCCTGATCCAAATGCGCCTTAGACAAATAACCAAAAATACCCATAGATGTAATCAACATCAGGATAGCTACTGCTATGAGCAAATAAGATTTAATTAATCGAGGAGCAATAAACCAATTCTGTTTCAACCAAACAGTAGCTACTAGTTTACTAAGTTCAAGAACTATACCCATCACAGCAATAGGAATAGCTGCGGCGGCAAAAATACTAATCAATCCAGCGACTGAATAGTAAACTGCTACAGCAGAAATGGAAAGCCCGCTTATTAAAGCGAGCCATGCTATACTCTTATCGGCTAATGTTACTTTCATAAGATATATTTATTTGTGAAAATTCCAAGTTTTTGTAGTAACATTATAGCAGGCTGTGTCTTCAAAAGCACGTTGATCTGCGCCTAATCTTACCCAACTATGAACTCTTCTACAATAACCACCATTGGCAGGAGTGGTCATAACTATTCTTGCTTTACCTTGTGCGTCAGTTCGATCATTGAACCACTCCACTGCTTCACCATTCTCTAAATTGTTTAGAGCGTGGTAAACTGCTTGACGATGCAGTTCTCTGTCTTGGGGTTTTAACTGAGTACCAAAATATCTACTTAGGTTAATCAAGACATGTATAGCACTTTCGTTTTGTAACCAACGATTGTTAATAGGACTTTCAAAACTTTGAGCAAAACTATTGGTACATACTAGGATGAGGCACAACTTCCCAAGTACCATCATATTTCTTACAAGCATATCCTCGCCTTTCTACAGGACGGTTATTAAGGGTAATAAAATATTTGTATTCACCGCAGTCAGATGCCATTCCGCTTTGAGCATGAAATAGTCTATCAACTTTGTTGTCATTACATTTCATTACTTCCACAGTATTGCTATCTACTACTCGACCTTTTTTATCTTTAACTGTTACAGATTCAGATTTAAGATCACAATATTGATCAGGAATACTGGCACGGGGAGAGTAGGTAGTACAACCCGAAAGAATCATACTACCGATTAGTAAGTATCTAATCATTTGTTACGATTTTTAGTTTGATTAAGAACATCACCGGCAACTTCGTTAACATCTTTTCCGGCATGTTTACGTTCTTTGCGTTCTACTCTAGAATCAAATTCCTTAGCCATATTCTCTACATCTTTCTTCGTAATTTTCATTAGTACAAAGGCACGATAGTGAGCAGTTTCTGGATTGAACACAATCATCTTTTTATCTACAGCGTAAGTACGTAGTACGCTTTCCGGAATAAGATTAACAATTACATCTTGTCCTTGTTGAAATGCCTCTAACTTCTCTGGGCCGCCTTCTTCGTCGTACACAATAGTAGTGCGATTGTTCATTTCGCCTGTAATACGGTCCAGTACCTTGGCTTTGGCTTTTAATGTAGCCTTTTTCAATGCCATTTCCATGCTAGGGCTAACGTCTTCGGCTACGGCATACAAGTAACCTTCTTTATCCCAGAATTTCCAACCGCCTTTGGATTCAGAACCGTTGTCGGAATGTTCAAGATACCAACTAGGTACTTCACGCTTTGTTACATTTTCGGTACGCAAAGTTTCCATACTAGTAGTAGAACATGCGGTAAGAACAGTTGCTAAGGAAACAACTACAAGAGTGTTTTTCATATTTGCCTTTCAAAGTGTGTGTATAAAATAAAACCTCTACAGTACCAATTATACTGTAGAGGCTTCGATATGTCAATAGTTTTGGTTATTTAAAGAATATAAGCATCATCAAAACGCTTTGAACAATAAAACCAAAACCAATAGTCGCTACGTTTAACATATCCTTAACAATGACTGCTTTAAGAAATAACAGAGTTAATGCTCCCCAAGTTAGCAGAACTAAATCTACACTAGGCAGTCTATCTGTTAAACTCATACTAACAGCTATTAAACTAGGAATAGTAGCAGCATGTAACATGATATTGGCTAACCATGCCATTGTTTCAGAACTGATTACACCAATTCTTTTGGTAATAACAAATTTAGTATGATCTATCCATCTTTTAAGAACCGACATGTTTATCCCTATAAAAAATATGATTACCAATTACACCAATACGTTCTTTACCCCAATTAGGATTCACATATACAGCATGAAAGTATAGTGCATCTTTCATCGAGCTCAATCTGAAATTTTCTAATAGAACTTTTTTGGCAACTTCATAACTTTCTTTATAAAGTTCCGGATGTTTAATTTTTGGTCTGCCGCCGTTTTCACAGTACCAACTAAATTGGCAAACTACTTTTTCCATAAAAATAGTTTTTTGGTACACCACTTGACAGATATCGTTTGGGAAACGAGGATTCTTTGATCTATTCAAAGTAACCTGAGCCACTGCTACTTTTCCTTCAAACGATTCAGAGCCTGATTCGAAATAAACGTTACGAGCCAGACATTCTAATTGACGCTCTCTATCTTTAAGAGCAACAAGTTCGCGATTTTTGGCTTCAATTTTTACTTGGGTGGCCAATTCGACTTTCTGATAATAGGCTATACGATTTTTGGTAATAGCCTGTATTGCTGATCCTACTAAGAATACACCCAGCACGAGCATACCGATTCTTAGATATTTTTCCATAGTTAATCCTCCTATTGTTGAAATGTACAAACGTACACCAGCAGTCCAAAAAATATTAAAAACTGCTGTAGTTTTGAATTTGTCGAGTTAAACCAAAAAATTCAAAACGTTAAGTAGTTATCAAAGTACATAGATTCATTATCTACGCATTTTGCTAATGTCCACTGCTTCCTCATCGCTGAAGATTGGCACGGCATTAGACTTGTGCATTGTACCGATTCCTTTCACTTTTGTACCTGTGTATATCTTTTGTTCGGGTTTAACACAAGGACCTCCTGTGAACGGCAAGGAAGGAATTTTTGGTTCTTCTGCGCCTCTGTGCGTTGGTTTAGCCACTTTTAATATTGGAGCAGTTAGAGCGCGATTACGTTTTTTGGTTTCTTGCTCTATACCCCACTTTTTCTGCAAATCTGCCCAACTTTCTTCCAATTCTCTTGCCTTTCTTGCTTCTTCAGCATTACGAAATTTCTTTTTGCCTTTACGCTTGCCTGTAGTTGATAGCCACGGACCTTCTAAATGAAATGCCATTTTTGACTCCATTTTTGTTGCGAAAGCACAATTATATAGCCTTACACAACTATTGTCAAATTTTATTCTTCTTGTTGGAAATTTTTTACAACTCTATATAGTAAACCATCATGATCCAAATTATGGAACTCTGTACCTAGTTCATATATATCATTACCGAATTCATTTTGATCGAAACCCAGTATTTCAAAAACTTCTGCTTTACTGAGCTGTTCGCCTCTTTGATAACTAACCCACACTAGTGTCATTACACAACACATGAAAATGGCAGCGTCATTCCAAATTCCGTGTATTTCACACCAATCGGTAGTTTGTTTAAGATAATATTCAAAGTCTTCAAGTCTGTTTCCAATTTGAATCAACCACTCTTTGGTATCTTCTCTTTTCCACATATCAGACTCTAAATGATTCACCACAACCGCAACGATCCTTTTCTTTACTGTTAATAAAATCAAAACCTTCGTTAAGTCCTTGACGTTTCCAATCCATAATCATACCATCAATATATGGCAAATCTTTGGGACTTACAAAAATATTAACACCGTTGCTTTCGTATTGTATGTTCTCTGTGTTCGGTGTGTCTACGTATTCTAGTTTATAAGCAAGACCAGAGCACCCAGTAGTTCTTACACCTACTGTTATACCTACACCCTTGCCTCTGCGTTTAAGCTGTTGCTGTACTTTCTTGGCTGCTAATTCTGTTATAGTTATCATGCTTAGACTTGTAATCTGCTAGTGCTGCTTTGATAGCATCCTCTGCTAAAATACTACAGTGGATTTTTACCGGAGGAAGAGCAAGTTCTTCCGCAATTTGTGTATTCTTAATTTCACCGGCCTCTTCAAGAGTTTTACCCTGAAGCCATACTGAGACGAGCGACGACGATGCGATCGCTGAACCACAGCCGTAAGTTTTGAATTTTGCGTCCGTAATAACATTATTTTCTACCTTTATTTGAAGTTGTAGTACATCTCCACACGCCGGTGCCCCGACAAGCCCTGTGCCTACGCTAGGATCGTTTTTATCCAACTTTCCTACATTTCTTGGATTCTCATAGTGATCTAGCACTTGTCCAGAATATGCCATTTTTACTCCTAATAGTAAAAGTATTTATTATGCTTCTTCAGTTATAATTTTGTATATTTGACGCCAATTTTTTACGATTGGATAGTTACACGAGTGACTCATATTATGTCCGTGCTCGACTAAGATACTTCTAAGTCCTAATCTGTGCCCTAAATCAGAATTGGTCGGCTTATCTTCTATCCAAAATAAGTTTGAATTTTCATATTCTTCTAATGCCTCATCTTTATCTGCGCCTGTATCTAGAAATATGAATTTATCGAAGGTAAGTTCTCCAAATATTTTTTGGATATTCATTACACGTAGTTTTTGGGCATTTTTATCATTACTCAAACTAGTTATACATTGAAATCTATAACCATGTTCTTCATGTAAACGTTTTACATAATAAGCGGCATCTCTAAGTGCTGGCAAGAATCCTATTGCTGCGCTTTCATTGAATATTCTTATTAACTTTTTAGCTTCGTATTGATCTAAATCTTCGTACTGGTCATGCAAGTAATAACTATTTTTTCCATTTAGTTTGGTAATATAACCACGTTCAGACATCCAAACATGAAATGCCCATTCCCAGTCGAGGATAACTCCGTCGCAGTCTGTAAGTATGATTTTTTCCATACTTTCAGTATATATTATGTTTTTGATTATGTCAACCGCCCGCGAATACATTCGGTGAACCAGCAGCGACCGATGTACAGCCCGAAAGTCCGTCACCGACTCGACCACAACCTTTATTATTCACTTTAACTGTGCCGCTGCCTGCTGCTATTGGAGCACTATGGGCTGGACACGGACTGCCTGGTTTTTTATGAACTGTATTAACATCGCCCTGTCTACTAATAGGCTTGTTATTAGCAAATACATTTGGGGATCCTGCTGCTCTGGCCATTCCTGAACAATGTGCCACATCAGCATCGCCAATTCTAGTTACTGCTGGCATACTATGCTCCTTTTTCTTTATTTTTATAATCGTTATAATTATAATCTTTCATGAAAGCAAGAACTACTTCCAAAGGATTAAGTACTTCTTGTGTCACCGTTACACTGCCTCCGCTATAATTAATAGCATACGTTCTTATGATTGATTGTCTTTGATCTTGTTTTAAATCATATAAATTTTGTTTATCAGGAACTGCTCCTATTCCTTCCACACTTATAGGTGTGGCTGTTTTATCACTAGTGTCTGTAGGAGTAAAAGTAAAAACATCCTTAAATAAATTTTGATGTTTACCACTGATAGTAACAGTGGTTCCTGATGCGGTAACAGTTATTGGTTCATTCGGGTCTCCCACTAAAGACCCGCTTACATCTGTGATAATTTCTAAAGGATCAGGTACTATTGTTACTGTTACTGAAAAATTTGTGTTATGATTAATAGCAGGTAAAATAGATGGGCTAGCTGTTGCCATATTTTTTGTTTTCCTTGGCAATTAATTCTTGTAACCTGTGATGCCACGTATCTATTTCTTCATGCTGTTCGTGTGTATGTGGAGGATCTGGTATTTCTGGCACAAATTCAATTACATGATCAAAGTCTTCAGGGATGTCTTCAAAACGTTCAAAGTTTTGAAGTTCCCCGTCAATCATTAAAACAAACTTGTGTGTCATCTCATAAAGTCAGTTGTACTTACTGGTTGTATACCTGTTGTTTGAAATGTGTACTGCGATGCTATTTCTTTATCAGATTCGGCAATTACAATAATGAGATTTTTATTTACATTGAGTTTACTATCTGGATTTACGGTCATCATATAAGGAGCCATACCGATACCTTTTTGACTCATGGCTAACATCAACGTTTTTTCAATTTTTACTGTACTATCATCTTCAGAAACAAATTTACCAATTAGTTCTTCCCCGGATGTTAATTTAATGCTGACCACGTCGCCATCTGTGAAACTTCTTTTTTCTAATAACATATTAACCTTTCAAGTATTGTTTAAGTTCTGTAAATCCACCAACAAGTTTATCATCTAAAAATATCTGTGGAACTGTACGTGCTGTTGGCACTGCTTCTAATAAATCTTCTTTGGTATAGCCATCACCAATTTTTCGTTCTTCTATCTCAATGCCTTTGTGTGTTAGTAAAGCTTTGGCTTGATCACAAAATGGACAATTGTACTTACTCCATACTACTGCTTTCATAATGTTGGTAACTCCTCATAATCGATCGTGTCGCTCATTACACCTATAACATAGTTAGTTGATTCATTTTCCTGTAAGGCAGTTTGTTTCTTACTGGTATCACTATGCTTGTTAAACCACGGAATCGGAGTAGTTTTTGGAGCAGGCTGATGATATTTGATTCCAATTTCTTTTAAGGCTGCGACTGCAGTATAGTCAACAAAATCTTTTAAGATATTAGCGTTAAGACCAATTACTGGTCCTTTCTTGAACAGGTACTCTGCCCATGCTTTTTCCTCACGTATAACATCTTCATACATAGTGTACACTTCTGCTTCACACTCAATTTTAGCTCTAGCGAATCTTTCATCTTCTTTGACTACTGTGTTAATTAACATAGCAGTCCATTCTTTGTGTAATAATTCGTCTTGTAAAATCAAACTAATAATGTTACCGTTTCCGATAAAGATTTTGTTTTCTACCATGGCTAAACTTGTGGCAAATGATACCATGAAGCGGAATGCTTCTAAAGCATAACTGGCATTTAATGCTAACCAAATAGCCTTGACATGTTCAATTTCTGTTACATTAGCTTCGTTCAATTCTTTACGACAATTTAACCTATGCAGAAAATCATAGTATTTTCCTACACTACTAGCCATATCCACGATCTCTTGTGTATCATGAATAGTGTTAAACACTTCTTTAGGAACATTGTAAATGTTACGAATAATGTGACTGTAACTACGACTGTGAATATTAGTTTCAAAGAAACTCCAGTTGTACATAAGTGCTTCAAGTTCGGGTAAACTAACACAAGGAGTAAAAACTTGTGCGGGTCCACGACCTTGTAAACTGTCTAGAGCAGTTTGTCTTAGTAAGTTACTAGTAAAGATATGTTTAACAGAATCGCTTGCTTCTTTAAAATCCCCAGCATCTTTAGTTAAGCTAATTTCTTCAGGTACCCAAAAGAAACCACGTGCTGTTTGTTCAATCTTTTGTATCTTAGGATACTTGACTTCTTCAAATCGTTGTATTGTTACCGGACCTTCTGGGTCTAAAAACATTCTGCGATGTAGATAATCTGTCTTAGTCTGTAAGTTATATTGTGCTTTGCTCATTTATATGGTTCCAATTAATTATTTTCCATTGATTCTCTAAATATTTTTTCTTATCTGATTGATAGTCTAACGCCCAGGCATGCTCCCACCAGTCAATAAGTAAAACTATATCTTTTTTTACTTCGTGATTTGTTATTGTTTTTATTTTGCCACTTTTACTCAAATACACCCATCCACTACCTTGTATACTCATTGCTGTTTTTTCAAATTCTTTTTTGAAGTTGTCAAAACTTTTGTGGTGCTTGTTGATAAAATCTTCAATAGCACCTTCTGGTTTATTTTTATTATTAGGGACCTGATATTGTTGAAACAATATATTATGTAAGAATACTCCTGCTTCATTAAACACAGGATCGCCTTCTCCTTTGTTGTATCTTTCAGCGTAAGTCTTAGCTAACTTCTCATAGTGATAGTTAAGTGTGTTTTCGCTTATACTAGGACTTAGATCATCTTTTTTATAAGGTAAAGGTTTAATACTTAATTTTTCATTGCGGCCTTCTGCTATAAAACCTTTTATAAACTCATAACTCATCACAATTTACACGCCTCGCAATCCGCATCATCTAACAATTCTAAATCTATTTCATGAAAGCCATTCATTTTAGGTTCTCCTAAATGTTCTTGTGATTTAGATCCTGTCTTATTAATCAAACTATAATAAAAAGTTTTGATACCCCAAAAATGTGCTTGCATCAGATTCTTAGCAATTAACGTAGTAGGAACTTTTCGATCTGCCCAATGAGCAGGATTATAAAAAGTATTAGTACTAATACTTTGATCAACATAGGCGGCGAGAACGGCTGCTGTTTTTAGATAACCTGCGCAATCTTTTTGATCCCACATTAACTGATATTTGTTTTTCAATCTGTGATACTCGGGAACTACTTGTGTAAACGAACCTGCCTTACTTTCCTTAACACTGATCAAGCTCATAGGCATCTCAATACCATTCGTGCTGTTTATAACAACACTGCTACTTTCAACCGGAGCAATGGCCATTAGTGTAGCATTACGAACACCATGCTGTTTCATTTCAGCACGTAGAGGTTCCCAATCAAGTTCAGGAGCAAAGTTAGTTAATTCGTTTACACCTTCTGCTCGTAGTTCCCAAGGAAAAATACCTTGTCCATATCTAGTCTTATCGCTGTCTTTACACTTGCCTCTTTCTTTGGCTAGTTCTACTGTAGCTTCAGTTAGGTAGTAAGCCTGATGCTCGATCCAGGATTTAACCTCTCCCAGCGCATCGGCTTCTCCGTATTTAAGACCACGTTTAGCATGCCAATAAGCAAGATTAGTAACACCAATACCCAAAGGTTGAATTTCGTCATTACTTAGTTTACTCTGAATTGATAAGAAATCTTGATAGTCCAATATGTTACATAGACTACGTTGTAAAATGCGACAAGCACGTCGCATATCTTCTGGATTACGAAAGGCACCCCAGTTGATGCTTCCCAATGTACATAGTGCGATTCTGCCTTCATCATCATCTAATCTTTTAAATGGTTTAGTAGGTAATAGTATTTCGCAGCAAAGATTACTTTGATAGATAGTATGATATTCAGGATCAAATGGTCCTTGGTTCATCACATTGTCAATAAACACAAGATAGATACGTCCTGTATCTGTACGCTCTTTTAGAATTCCACTTTTAAAAACTTCTTCTGCTGATATAACTTTCTTGCGCAGACCAGGTACTTTCTCGTACTTGGTGTATAAATGTTCAAACCGTTTCGTGTCTCTGTAGAAAGCTTCATAAAGGTCTGGTACTTCATTGGGATCAAAGAAAGTAATGGATCCTTTATCTTTAAACCTTCTCCAGAAGAAAGCAGACAGTACCACCCCGTAGTCCATGTGTCTGACTCGGGTCTCATCTGTGCCTTGATTATTCTTAAGCACGATAAGATCATCAAACTGATGATGCCAAATTGGATAAAAAACAGTAGCACTAGCATTGCGTATTCCACCTTGACTGCAACTCCTTAAATCTGCGAACCACTTCTTTAAAAAAGGCAGCATGCCAGTGTGCATGATTTCACCACCACGGATAGGACTGCCTAATGGGCGTAAGCGACCAATCTCTAAACCAATGCCGGCACGTTTGCTGGCATACTTGGCCATCATCTCCCCGCTAGCAAAGATACTATCAAGATCGTCATCACTACGTATAAGAACACAGCTACTAAATTGCTTGGTGGGAGTACCCAAACCAGCAAGAACGGGAGTAGCGAGAGTAAAAAGACCATCACTGGCTGCTGTATAATATTCTTTAATGTATCGCATCCTTGCTGTATTTGGTTCTTCTTTGTGAAAGACTGTAGCTGCTGCCACCATGTATCTAACTTGTGGAGTTTCATAAATTTCCTTAGTGCTTCTATTTTTAACTAGGTATTTTTCAATCAGTTGTTCAATAGCAGCATAACTGTATTGTTCATCTTTCGAATGATCAATAATGTCATTCATCTTATTCCAATCTTCTTCACTATACCATTTTAGAAGATCGTCGGTATACAGACCTGTAGCCACATTAGTCTTTACTATTTCATATAAATGCGGAGGCTCGTATCCTCCATACACATCTTTACGTAACATACTCAGACGTTGCTTACCTGCCACATATTGATAGTTGGTATGACCTAAGTCTGGATTTGATTCTATATCGATAAGATCCACTATGGCTCTTAGTGTTATTTCATCGATTTCTTTAGTGGTAATTCCATCGTAAAAATGAGGTTGACTTTTAATTTCTATCATGCTTTGGCTGACATCTGCTATACCACTACATACTTTTGCTATCTGTGTTTGCCACTTTTCGATTGTTAAAGGCTCTTTTTTTCCGTTTCTTTTGATGACTATGATATTCGACATTGTTTTATTCTTTTATGTAAAGGTATTGTTGATTGCTTATTTATAGCCAGGTGATTTGGCTTAAAACTTTTAGGACTGACCATATATTTTATCCTCTACTAGCAACAAATAATATATAGTTTTAACAACAGTGTCAAATTAGTTGATGTATCTGTATCTATAATCGAATTTAGATTGATCGTTAGTATTATAGTTTACATATGATAAAATCACTTCTCCGCCCGAAACGCTTGCTGTAAAAACAATTTTATCATCGTCATACTCTTCGCCAACATATTCGTAATCGTCAACTAATCGAACATGTTGTTGAACTAAATCAATATTTTGATAATCCACTGTTAAATGAATAATTCCTTTTCTAACTTGATTATATTGAGGGGGTAAAGTTTTAACACTTCTTAATAGATAACATATTTCTATAGATGAGTCGGCATCTATTGGTATTCTTAAAAAATTAGTAGGACTGGCGATCGACGACAACATCACACTGGCAGTAGTATCCATTTCTTGATAAACCGATCCTTGGACTTCTGCTATATAGGTAAGATCGAATCTATTAGAAGAAAGATCATCTGTAATTTGACCTGTAATAGGATCAGGAACTATTTGATTAGTAGATACTCTTCTATCAAACGAATCACCAATCGAAACATTTCCATGCGAGTCAAATCTAATTATAGCAGTTTGATTATTAGTATTTCTGCCGCCTTCGCTTCCAACGTTTCTAAAAGTATTTCCTATTGACTTATTACCGTATCCTTTATAAACGTAAATGCCTTGTCTTTCTACATCTTCAAATAAACAATCTTCGATAATAGTATTCCTAGGACCATATTGTTTTCCTACAACTACTATAGGAAATTCTGGTCCTAAGGAAAATCCTATATAGGCATCTCGAAGTTCACATTCTAAAAACACATTGTTTAAAATATCGTGCTCAGAAAAAACAGAATATTTCATTCCATCTATAATTATTCTGTCAAATTTATTTCTTTGACATGTAACACCGCTGGATAACGATTCTAAAATTATTCCTTTACTACTGTTACTAGCACTGTCTCCATAGGTTCCTACTATCTTGATATCTCTTAATACACTATCTCTTACAGCAGACATTTGAAATCCATGAACAGTAGGGTCTCCGGTGATTACAGTAAATCCTGAAAGTACAGAATTTTTAGGTTGATTTATTAATGTAGTACTTCCTAAAGAACTACGACTTATTTTAGTTGAAGTTTCATTTATAAATCTAAAAGCAGGTTGACTTACTCCTGTAAATTGAAAAACAGTTTTATCTATACCTGATCCTACTATAGTAACATTACTAGGTAAAAATATAGTTGAAGATACCAAATATGTGCCTGGTAAAAATTCTAATGTTACTCTTAAATCATTTCTGCTGATATAAGATGGATTTAGAAAAAGATTGTCAATTGCGTTTTGTATTTTAGCTGCTTGATCTAACCCATTAGCTTCAATACCATATTCGACATTAGTTACCCTTTCGTCTAATCTTTCTTGTAAGGTTAATTGTACAGGATAATTTGTGCTTAATCCAGTTTGGATAGATGTATTATTTTCTCTATACTGATAATCTTGTGCTAATTCAAAGATATTATCTTTTTCAGTTAAGAGTCTAGTATTGCCGACCTGAGGAGCGCCTTCGCTTACAGCACCGTTTCCTATGAACAATTTTTGTGTATCGATAGCCCAAGCTAATTCTCCGCTAGCTAACTGTGGAATACCTTCTTCTTGTTCTCGTCCACGACGTAGTTGAATTTTCGAAATCTGGATTACGGCCATAACAATATCCTCTATATAGCATATTTAGCCAGCCAGTTTATAG